AAAGGATGGGGCGGTGGTGTCCGCCGCATTCTCCTTTGTTACATTTGCATTTTCGCCGAACAACTCTTTTACAGACGCAAGTAATCCAACATCATCGCTTGTCTTGCTTCTATCTTTTGCGTATTGCTCTTGCTTATACTTTTCGGCTTCTCGCATAGCAATATCTTTAGCAATTGATTTCGCGGCACTTTTTCGTTCTGTGCGGACTTCGCGGTCAATATGCCAATCTGAAATTTTCTCTTCTAACTCTTCCATATTGTCCATGTCCATGATGTGGTATGCGAAAACCGCGGCGATATTGACTGCAATTAATAGACTCATAAATAAAACAGTGGTTTGGATTTCATCTGGTGTTAGTGACGTAACCATTCCCGTATTGGATGCGTTCATGATGGTGTCTACTGTGAAGATAGCGAACTCTCCGATTAGGTCAATGACAATCATGAGTAGAGCGATGCTTTTCTGCGCTACCCCTTTCGAGGCATAAAGGAAAACGGCAAGCCAAGCGAGTGCTCCGCCGGTTGTGGCAAAAAGCATCAGGTAGCCGATCATCTGCTTGTCTGCTGGGAGGGTGTTTGTTACAAAGTCAAGTGTTCTACTCGATGCGTAGATTGACAGTGAGATAGCCATTAGGTAGAACAATAACTTTCCTATCCATTTCATTACGTCGTTCATTTTTGGACTCCTTAAGTGGGTGGGTTTGTTTGCAATAGTGGCTGTGTACGTAGCCACGTTCTCCAGTGGGGGAGATTACTTCGTACCAGTCTCCATCTTTGCCGATTATTTCTACATCTGTTTCGTGTTCCAGCGTCATGAGTACGCTGGCTTGCGTGTTCGGGTCATCACGAAAGTTTAGGATGTAGGCGGTAACTGTACAATGTGGGGGACTGGTAGGTGTTGGGGAGGCGTACGCAAGTGTAGGGCTGGCGGTCGCCTTCGGCGGGGGAGGGGCAGAGGTGGTTGTCGTCGCCACCGATCGCCCGCATCCCAAAATCAAAAAGATGGAAATTGCTAGTAGGGGAATTTTATTCATTGGACTCCTTTTTTGTGGTAAGATTTTTGAGTAGGGCTGATGCGCCTGCCGTGTGGATTGGACTCCTGCGGCTGGCGCATTGCTTTATCGGGTGCCCGAACACCTGATTGATTAGCGGGTAGGGGGTAGCCTATCCGTATAATCCGATTTGGGAGTAGTTCATGAGTGATATAGATCGTTTTTTTATTGAGCGGGGATTTTCACGCGCCACGCAAGCAACATATCGGCGTGTACTTGGAGATTTGGTTTCCGTCCCTGATTTAGAGCGGCTCGACGCGGTGGGCTTGCTTTCGTTTTATGACCGTCCGCATTGGGGCAACTCTATGCGCTATGTCGCTGTATCGGCATCGAGGTCGTTTCTGCGTTGGCGATATGGGGCGGGGCATCCCGCTCTGTCGGCTCGGATAAAGAGGCGGCGACCGAAGCGGCAACGCTCGCTCTCCGAGTCTCAGCTTGTGGCTTTGCTCTCTAGCTTTGATACATCCACGCCGAAGGGGGCTAGAGATTTGGCTATCGCTTCTCTGGCTGTAGATGCTCGCTTGCGAGTTTCTGAACTAGCTCGCTTGCGTTTATCGGATGTAGACCTGCGTTTGTGTTCTTTGCAGGTCGTTGTCAAAGGTGGGGAGTGGGGGGATGGTGTATTTAGTCCGGCGACTGCGAATATCATTTCGGCGTGGGTCGCACGGCGTAAGCCGACTGGCGAGGACGATCATCTTTTCTTATCCACGCAGGGGATGACGAAGGGGAGGGGGCTAACGGTGAACGGGATCAAGACGACTGTCCGCCGCTGGGGCGAGGCTGTCGGCTTCAAATTGTCCCCGCATGATTTTTGTAGGACTTTTGCGATTCTATCTACTCAGAACGGTGCGCCTTCGAGAGTCGTGCAGGCAGCTGGGCGATGGGCTAATATCGAGATGGTTGAACATTACACTCGAAATCTGGAACAAGAAGCTATTCGCCCGTATCTTCCGATTGAGCGTTTGCTCGTTGGAAGTTGAACTTAAAACAGTTGGTTGGGCGTTCGAGTCGCCCCGGGTGCACACTGTTTTCGTTTATGGTGCGCTGGTTGTCCGTAGACAAAACAGCATTTCAAATAATTGGTACTTGGATGTGGAGCGTTTTATTATCCCCTGCGCTCGATGTTAAAGTGCTGGTTGTTTGGCAATGGCGAAGTGTTACAGCACTTCGCTATTGTTTTATTCGCGTAAAGATTTCAGCTTATCGACTTCGGCGGTCGGTATACGCCAATGAGATTTTTTATTGAGGGGATTCATTTTCCACGCTTTCAAGTATCCCTCCTGTATCCAGCGCGTGATGGTCATCGTAGTTACGCCCAATTCTTGGGACGCTTCCCGTGTAGTCAGATTAGCCGGTTCTTTCTTTTTTGTGTCCATGTTTCCCATGTTATACTATATAATCTCGATTGTCAAGGATAATCTATGAAACTGGCTTATATTGATGCCCTGGGAGTCTATCTGGCTCTCTTCTTTTTGGTTTCTGCGTTTGTTCCGTGGATGCGTCAGCTCCCGGAGGAGGGGCGGTTACTGATTGCTCTCGCTCCGGTGGCGGTCATCCAGCTTTGGTACATCGAATCTGATTAGTGTCAGCGGTACAATGTTTCAGCTTCCGCCTTTAGCGTAATGCTTTTAGAGCGAGTCATTTAAGGCGGGTGGCTGGTGTCAGCCACGTCCCGTATTTCCGCTCTCCGTTCTCGCTTTTTCGTGCCGGCTGGATCGACCGCGGCGGCGTAGCCGTCCGCACGTTTTTTTTGTGGTATTATTTCTTTGCGGGATTAGGTTGCCCCCCTCAACCTTTCCCGCTCTTTTTGTTTAAAGTAAAAACTCCCCGCCAGAAGCGGGGAGTTTTGTGTTCTATTCTTTGACTGGTTGCGGGTCAATCCGCAAGACCGCTTTACCTTTGTGCTGTCCGATCACTATCTTTATTTTCTTCCCGATGGCTTCGCCGATTGTTCGTGCGCCTGTGGCACTTGCGAGGGCTTCAACGTTCACGCGGGCGGCAAGTAAAAAACCTTGCGGGTACACGGTCCCGTTTTTTGTTTTAAAATAAAGTACTGGTTGGCTCTCGGTTTGGTTTGGTTTTGGTTTGACGGTTTCTTTTGTGACCTTTGCGATTTGTACGTCAATCTCTGTGACCTTCCAGCGTATTTCTAAGTCCTGCACTTTCAGGAATCGTGTGGGTTGCAAATCTAATAAGAGGGTATCGGGGGCTAGTTCTGACATTTTCTTTATTCCTTTACTGGTTACGAGGCGACCAGTGGCGCACGTTGTAGGGCTAATAATACCCAAGCGCGGCTATGGTCTGCTCACGTTGGCGGATAGGCTCGGCGGGGATTTCGTTTAGCTTGAATTTCTCCATCATCAAAAATACGGCGATTCTATGTTTGCAAATGTGCCCTTTGCGGCTGTCATAGCACTGGCATTTTTTTTGGTGTGGGGCAACTATGTACCAAATTTTCTCGTGGTCTTTGTATGGAGGTCTAGCACTGGAACGGACTACCCACAGGGAAGCAGTAGGGGCTATGGTGTAGCCGTTCTCGTCAATGTTGGCACGCTTTACGCGCTGGTGTGGGCTGGTTACTAGCGTTAAGGCACGCTCTACGCGGCGGGGGTCAAGTTCTGGAAAGCGTTTTATTGCCTTCTCTGCGATTTCTCTATAGGTTGTCATCGTTGCCGCCCTCCGCATAAAATGGGGTTAGAGTGTTCAGATCGTCTCTGTAAACTTCTCCCCATGCTTCCCCGTTTGCGCCTGTTATCTCGAAAGTGCCATCATCCCAAGCGGCGGTAACACGATAAAAGCCACCTTTGAAGGGTTGCATATTGTGCGGGGTGTAGCCTTTGATTTTTGCATATATAGCTACAATTTTAGGTTTATCTTCAAAAGAGTATTTGAGATTGTGGCGCATGAGCCACCGACCAGCCCCCCCCCATGTTTGGACGTGATGCGATAACCACAAAGCGATTTGGTGAACGCACGGCGTTTTTGGATTGTTGCGCCGTGCTTGGCATGTGCAAGAGGCACGCCAAATTGAGACGGTAGAAAGCCCGACTCTATAAATGCCCGTGTGTATTCCTTTAACCTTTGGTGCGAGTTTCTCGGCTTGGAGGTATTTAGTATTTGAGATAATGACCGCGGCGGGAATTTTTATGCGGGCATACATGGTGAGAGCGGGCGGGGGGCTGTAGTTAGCGGGCAATGTGTAGGCTTTTTGTACTTGCCTGTAACCTGCGGGGTTAGGGTTGGACATGTTGGACTCCTTTTTAAGTGGTGAAGCGAGTTTGCAAAGCGTTTTTGTTTTTGCTTTGCTGTTTGAGCGGGTTATAAAAGCGTGGCTTGTTTTGGCTCGTGAAGCCAGAACTTGAAACCCAAGAACGTGATGATGTTGGCAGGTTTGCCACCTGCTATTTTTTGGTAGCAACCTTTTGCGGGATTTACCCACACTAAAACAGGGATGCCCCGTTTAAGCGCATGACGGGCGACACTGAGCGACCCTGCACCGGGGGCGAAGAACACAGCGACACCAGCACCAGCCAGCCCCGCAAGACTGCGCCGAATGAGCCTAGCTTTAAGTGGCACTGAGAGCGCACCACCTGCGAGGAAACTAACCGAGCCACCCGAAGAAAAGAAACGCTGAACTGTAGCGGATGCAGTGCCAGACCAACCACCAGCCCCAGAATGAGATGTGACAGAAAAAACACGGGCTTGATAACTGCCAGCTAGGGCAAGTATTGCGGCTTGGTCTGCGCCTGTGCTACAACCAACATGCACAAATGACGGCGTAGAGCCGACGACTTCTTGAACGAAATTTTGAACGGCTACCCATGCGGGGGACATGGAAGCCAGAGACCGAGAGCCGCCGACATAAACGGGAGAGGAAGGGGAGAGGGAGAACTGCAACATAAAAACCTTACCTTTTTGCGCTTTTTACTGAGAGGGGATGATGCCTGAAAAGGGCTATAAAAAACGCAACTGAAACGAACCGAATGAGAGAGAAAAAAAAGACTGAAAGGGTTTGAAGCGGGGCAGGAAGGAAAGGGGCGCAACCGACTGCCTTGCCGTTCTTTTAGCGGGAGAGCAATAAAAAAAATCAATGCCCCAAAACTAAGATATTACGGGCGAAGGAATTTTGAGTGTGTGGGTACTTTGTTCTTTCCGCACGACACAAAATTGCTTTGTCCCGCAACCAATGGGACGCCGCTAGGCTTGGGGCTTGTTTTTTTTATGCCCCCGCTATGCTTTTGGCAAGAGCAGGAAGGGTGCGTCCCCTTGACTTGCCACGCGATGACGCCTTATCAGCTTTTTTCTCATTCGGTCTCGTGTAAGGTAGCGGCTTTTTATGTCCGTTCTTCAATAGCTTTTTACCGATTTTCTTTTCCGTTGCGAGATAGTTAGGTGTAAACGAAGAGGAACGAACATATCAGTTCCCATATATAGGGGTGTTTTCCAGCCAGGCGTTTTGTCTTGTTACAGGTAAATTCTTTGTTTCAATGGAAAATCATACCCCCATATGTGGCTTTTGTCCGTTCTTCAATGATACCTTTAGGCGTAGCGGGGTGGACTTCCCGCAGAAGAAGCAGGGGGCTGCAATCCGCTGGATGAACGAGAGAAAACAGGCAAGGTTTTAGGGCTGAAAGCCCGACCCTAAGCGGGGTGTACTTCCCGCATTAGGGGAAAACAAAAAGCCCACACCCCCCAAGAGCACTTAGACTATACCGCACTGGATGTGTTGCGTTGCCATGCCGTAGGCTGGCAACATCAGCAACACAGACGACGGGGGTAGGGGGGATGCCCGTGCGGCGGGGGGTGGGGGCGGCTTGCCTGACTTGTTGGCTCATCCGCTCATTTAACGGTAGGTGCTTGCTTCTTTCGCCGAGAGTTTGGTTTGACAAGCGGCTACAGACTGTAAGGAAGATAGTCCGCTTGCTGCACTGGCACGGTTTGGTTCTGGTACTGGCTTCTGTGGATGGGTACAGGACTCTGACTACGAGCAGAAAATGATTTTCGATAGTCGAGTTGCGGAGGAAGGCAACCAGCGCTTGCGTAGCCCCGTGCCGACCCGCGGATAGGGTCGTGGTTAAACGAACATCCGCTTGTTTCCAAACGGATGTTTGTTTATGGCACTCAAGTTTAGGTCACGTTCGTTCTTGCGGGGTGCGCTTCCCGCTGTCCTAGAAAAAATCAGAATCCGCAAATATCATCTTCATCTATTCTTTCGGCTGACCAGTAGACTGCATTCCCATAAGTGTCGTATGTATATCTTCCGGCTGAATCTGCGTTGTAAATAATGAACTCTACGTAGTCGGTGTCTCCATCTAAGTAAACGTCTACGGCTCCACCTGCTCCCCCGTAGTTGTTGTCTGAGCTTGACGCTATTGCTACCCATTTTTTTGTTGAGTTTGATCCGTTTTTCTTTACTCCGAGCCATACACCTTTATCATTGCTCATTGATTTTAGTGCGCCGCTGACTAAAACTCTGTAAGTTCCTGCTAGAGTCGGGGTACATTTTCCCGTTGTAGGGTCGTGAATCCCGTCATCGTCTTTGTCTTCTGTATCGCACTTTATGACGGCTTCCGCTCCTGCCCCGACTAGTGTTGCATGTCCATTGGTTTGTCGTGCGTAAAATCTCTGTTGGGTAAGTAGTCTTGCGTCTATGGCTTGCTTTACGCGTATTGCCGACCAGATTCTTTCTGTTGATGATGTTCCGGTTTCGGCTTCTACCTTTGAAACGTAGTCCGGATTGACTTCTGCGCCCGTTTCTATGCCTGAAAGTTTGCTTATCTCTGCGCTCGATGTATATTTGTTCGTGGTGCTGGCATCGCTGATATCGTCCGCATCGAGAACTACTGTTCCGGTTGCTCCGTTTACGCTGTCCACTGCTCCGATGGGGAGATCGTCTACAGCTTCGGCTAGGGCTTGGACATTGGCTACCGATGTGTCTAAATTCCCATCAAATCCTGACGAGTTTAGTGGAATGTACGCACCTGCGTTGACAACTGACGCTGGGAGGTTTCCCCCTTCGGTTTTATCAAAGAGTATGATTGAGCTAATTTCTTGATACCAAGACGGTGATTTCTTTGTGTCAAAAACTTCTACTACTTGCATCATTGCATCAATTGTTTTGGTGGGGTCAATTGACCAAAAGGGTTCGAAGTGAATTTTATCGCTATCTGTGATGTCTAGGCGTACAGGGGCTTTTTGGAGATAAATTTTGTAGTACGGGTCTTTTCGTGTAATAGGTGCGCTTGCGGTACTTTTTAGAAAGCCTAAGTTCCATTGTGGCTTTGATGTGTCGCCTTCTGTGTTCGTATCCCCGTTTTCGTCTTTTGATGTAAAGTGTACTTCACTTTGTTTTCGGATGATGTGGGATGACGTTCCATCTTTATAGGAGAGGTTGATATCGGCATCTATAGTTTCTAATCTCCAGTTTGTTCCGTCACTGGACACCATAGGGTTTGTTCTTGAGACTACACAGAATAGTCCTTCGCTATCGTAAAATCTTGGATTAGGTGGTGCCCATGCGATTGCGTTGAAATAAGCATTGACGGCTTGGCTTCGGCTGATCCAATTTGTCCCGTTTATGGATGTCATGACTCTGTTTGTTCCATCGCTCGATATGGCGCAAAAGATTTCTAGGTGTGGTGACCACGTTATATCTTTCCAAGAGTTATTTTCCGCGGCTGTTTCGGCTGTCCATGTTGTGCCATCTGGCGATGTATAAACCCTATTACTTCCTCCACTGCACACGATACAAAAAATTTCTAGGTCTGACGACCATGTTATTGCTTGCATTATTGTTGCCGCGGTAGTTCGTTCTGTCCATGTTACTCCGTTCGGAGATGTTAGGACGCAACCCGCGGATGAGGAAAAAACTGTGGCGCAAAAAATAGCGAGTTCAGGCGACCAAGAAACATCTGTTATAGGATTCCCTTCTCCTTTTCTATTTGTCCAAGTTGTGCCGTCTGGCGATGTCATAATATTCCCCGTGAGTGCTACTGCGACAAATAAAGATAGGGCTGGCGACCATTCGATCGCTGACCATTCGCATTGTTCGGATGCTGTACGCAATGTCCAAACTTCGCCATCAGGTGAGGTCATAACCGTATTTGCATCATCTCCTGTTCCCACTGCACAAAAAATTTCTAAGTCTGGTGACCATGTTATGCCTTGCCAATCTACTTCGTAGGTGGTGGTTGGTGTGTCTCGTTTTGTCCAATTTCTCCCATCATGGCTAGTTGAGACACTAGAAACACCTATAGCAACAAAAATCTCTAATTCTGGTGCCCAAGTAACATCTTGCCATTCTCGAGTTTCTACTATGTAGCTGTCTTGATTGTAAAAAACAAGGCTTCCCGGGCTTTCTTCGTAGACGAGAAGGGTGTACTTCCTTCGCAGTAAACTTTCAAATGCTTTCGCTTTGTTTAGAACAAGTGTTTTTCCCGTTTCTAAAAATTGGTAGTCTAAAAAGTTTTGGGTTTCACTTTTGAAGCTTGCCGTTTTCCCGATGGCTGAGGCGAATGCGTCTATGACTTCTTCGTAAGTTCCGTCTCCGGTTATTGATATTTTTTTATTTGGGTAGGATGACCCGCTTATAAAAATTTTCCCGTAATCTTCTTTGTAATCTTCAACAAAGAAAAGCCCTGATTTGACCGTGTACTCTGTTCCTTCTATTCTCAATCCCCGCTCTATGATAAAGACGGTGAAATCAGATGCAGTGTAGTCGTTGGCGGTAATTAAGGTGGCTTCCGCCCAAGTGTTCCCTATTTTATACTTTACAGATTTCCAAGTGTGATCCGGCGTATTTGGATTTGCTGTATAGTCCGCTTGGTCAGTCCACGTTAGGACGCGGATGATGGCTTCCCCTTGCTGGTTTTCCAAGCCGTTTTTTAGGATGTCGTCAATATCTCTGCTCATGCGTCCAAAGTCCAGTTTGTGGCTCTTTTTTCGCTCACAGGGGGCTTTCTACTGGCGTAACGTCCCATTCCCGCGTGAAACACGGCGAAATATCTAACAGAAGCGCGCTCGTAGGCGGTTGTAATGCCGGAGGCTTGGTTTAGGTTGATGGATTCAATCGGTTTCATCAATCTAATCTCTATGGCGTGTGCACAAGCCCCGTCTACGAGAACTTGGTCTTGGTCTGCTGTCATAGTGGACTCTACTTTTGCGTCAAGTCCATTGATAGCGTGGGGCTGTGTGAAGCGAATTAGCAGGTCGCCGCTACTCTCGCTTTGGCGTAATCTTATCCATGGGCGGTTATCTTCAAAAAAATCATCATAATCGAGCGGGATATCTAATTCTCCGTCATCGTCATTCTTTAATACATCTAGGATATCGAGGACGTTGGTAAAATCCCCGCCTGTCAGTTCGTAAGTGAGTTGTGTATCGACTACGGCGATTAAATCGGCAAGTATTACCGGTGCTACGGCGTTCCATTCGCCTAATGCGCTCCGAATCGCCGCTGTAACGGTCGCTGTTGAAAATAAAGTACCATCGTCTAGCAATTGGATTTGAACTCTGGAGATAAGGGCGGTTAGATTGTCGCTCATGGTTTTTATCCTGTTTTGTGTCTGCGTCCGGCATGTCGTGCCAAAGCGGAGGGCGTTTCCGCCCTCCGCTTTGCTTACTTATTGCTCACTTCTCTGTCATGTTGCTAATATATGCGCCACTCCACTGGATGCCTTCGTAAAATAGAGCAGAAAGCAGGGAGGCGATTAGAGCGGTCAATGCGGCTTCGGCTTCGGGTGCGTTGGATAATCCATAGGTGATCGCACCTAGAGCTACATTGGCAAATCGAGCTTGATTGCCAGTGGCTACGATACCGCCTTTTTTGGCGATAAAAATAATCAGCAGGACAACTAGGGCGGCAACCATGCCGGGCAGTCCCGCTGAGGAGAGTGTTTGTACAAATTCGTTCATAGGCTTGCTCCTTCTAAGGCGTTGAGTAATTCTCTTTTATTGAAGTTTGAATATCCCTTTATGCCTTTTTCCTTTGCTATTTTCTTTAGCTTTGGAACGGTCAAGGTATGGTAAGCGGGTGGGGAAATCATTTTCTGCGGCTCCTGAGTGACTTTTGGTTTGCCGAATAATTCCAGCTTGCGCCCATCTTCAAGAACAACGATCGCACCTGTTTTGGTGAGACGTGCAGAGACAATGCGTAATATCCCGTTTATTGGTTGGATGGCGTTTTCGGTCAAAAGTGCCATAGCTTGCTTTTGGACGGCTTTATCCATGACTACACTCGCAAGGTGAAGTCTGCTACTGCGGCGAGGACATCGATGGTGGTGGTTGCGGCTTTATCGAAAGTCAAGACTACATAGATATACTCATCTTCGTCAAGCCAGATTGGGGTAGTGAGCGTCAAGGTCATGCGGTGCTGGTCTAGGGTGAGGCGTTCTGCGGCAGTGTCGTGACCGGTGTCATACGAGAAGGCTTGTGAGGCGACTACGGCGACTGCTCCATCTGCGCCACGTGTAACTTTGTTGATGACGGCACTGACGGCATCACAGGCGGCGATAAGAATTTCAAAGTCGATATCTATGGCTTTGAGATATGCCCCAACCTGAGCCCCTTTGTTTGAAGGTAGTGGGATTGGGATGATGCAATCGGCGCTTTCATCGGTTGCGTCTGCGTGATAGGCGAGCGTTCCTGCTACTGCGCCATCGGCAACTACCCAAGTTGCGGTTTTGCCGAACATGATTGTGGGGGGGACAAATTGCTTCATCCCGGTATTGTGTACGTATCCCATGGTTTGATCTCCTTAAGGGACTAGGTGGGAGTTGTAAAGGATTCTTTTACAACTCCCGTGAATAAAATTTTAGCTCTACTGCTTACACTACGTTGCTTTTATGAACTGCGCGGTAGTTTGCTACGCCGACTGTCAGGAAGTGGCGTACCTTGTGGCGTATTTCATCATTCATAAACATTGCCGGGTCGCGTTCATCTCCGGCGAGGATAATTTGTGGCTCGATGCCGAAAATTTCTCCGATCATCACGCCCGGGACAAGGCGAGGGTCTGCAACGGCGGCGAAATCATTGGCATCCGTGAATTCCGGGACAGTAATCGGCTCGACTTGTCCGGCGTAAGTAGGTCCGCCTTTTGCGGGAATTGCTTCAATAAGCGGATTCCAGGATGGATTGAAAAGTGATTGCGCTTGCGCCTTCAAAGCTCGCGGGTGCAAACAAAAAGCGGGTTCGATCGCTTGCTTTTTGCCTGTGCCAAGATTGGCGGAGTCTACGTGCATTGGCTGGTTATACATGGCTGTAGCGATGGCATCCCATGCGGTGTAATCGGTGCCCATGGCAGTGGTCAAGAGATTCTTGTGTCCGCCGGCTGCAGTAACGGCGGTTGCGTTGAACAATGCGCCACCGTCTTTGAGCGTTGGACCTGCGCCGGAACTTTGGGTAAAGATATTAGCAATTTGCTCGGAGATATTGCGTAAAGACGCTTTGGCTAATTCACGTGGGAAGGCGGCAAATGCACGAGTGTCATCATTGATCAACGCTTCAATGGTGAAGGGGATGTATCCGCCGTATTTCGTCCAGGAGCTTTCTTCTTGGGTATCTCCGATGGGGAGTACTTGGTACTCTCCTTGCTCGGTAACTTTGGGCAATGAGCCGATAGTGCCCGTGCGCAACCATTTTACATCTTGCAGGTTGTTAAAATGCTCAATGGTGACGATCTTCTGCCACCAGTCATAACCTGCGGCACCGAACTCTTTCCATTCTTTGACGAGGGCTTTATTCAGGGCGTCGCGGGTGATGGCGGGAAAATAGGCTTGTGTTGCGGAGAGTTGCGCCAATTCGCTAAAGTAACCACCTGTGAAGTTGTAATCGCCTGTTAGCATTAGATAGGCTTCTTTGATGCCGGAAAGTGCGTGTACCTTCACGCCTTCCATTTCAGGCTCACGAGGAGCTTGAAACAAATCATCTACGGCGGCTTTTACGTGGTCTTTAGAGGCAAGCATTCCAGAGACACCGCCACGAGCGGGTCCCTGAATCAGGTTGCCTGCCGTCAAGGCGGCAACTTCTGTTTTTGCTTCATCAATCACGGCGGTTAATTCGCTGGCTTTGAAAGCTTTGCCTTCAAAGGTCTTGCGGATCCGCACCTGCGTTAGCTCTGGCAAATGCGATGCGCTGAGTCCTGACGCTAGTAAATGCTGACAGGTCGCTATCAAGATTTCTTCGGACGCTTGATATTGTTCATCGAGTTTGTCGAGGCGGGCTTTTTCGCCGAGCAAAGAGCGCACGGCGCTTGAGTTTTCTTCGATGGCTTTCGCCTTTGGGTCTACGGTCAATTCGGATAGAGTTGCCGCGCCCTTGTTTTCATCTTCCATAATATTTACTCCTTTTAGTAAGGTAGGTTGAGACGCGCTGGGCGCGTTGATCACGGCAACCGAAGAATTGCCGATGATTTCTTTTTTATAGGCAGAAAGAGAGGCAAGGATGCCGGTATCTTCTGCGGCTGGCACACTGACGGCGGCTGTATGCCGTCCAGTGGGGTTAACGAAGATTAATTGACAAATAACATCTTCTTCGCCAACCCTGTAAGTTTGTCCTGGATAGTGCTGACATTCTGAATGTGTGAAGTCATTCTGACAGACCGAGCATTTAATCCATTCATAAAACCACGAAATCGAGAAACGGCGTATTTTCCCCTCCACGTAGTCGGTCATCGCTTCACGGGTGGTTAGCTTTATAGAGTGGATAAATCTTTCGCCATCCTTCCATGATTTTTGAATATTTCCTAGTAGGCTGTCTAAATTTTCGCGATGGTCTTTGACAAATGATTGACCTTCGAAGCTGTTGGCGAAGTTTTTAAGATCGCCTTCGAATAGGTAGGCGTTATGGTTTGGCTTGGTGGAGAATACGGCGGCATCAAAGTTGATAGCTTCCAGTTCTCCGCTCTCAATTTTGGTGAGAGTCTCTTTCCTGTTGGGTAAATTCAGTTCAGGGGCAAGAGCGATACTATAAAGTGTGGGTAGTGGCGTTTGGTTTTTCATTCTTTATCTTCCTTTGGTAGGGTCTCATCCGATTCGATATCTTCTATTTTCTGGGTTTCAACCTGTTTCGTGAGTGGTCTCCGCTTGCCCGTGCCTATGCTTTCTGGCAAATCTTCACCTGCAAGGCGATAGACCAAGCGAATGAACTCATCGGATTCTATAATCTCACGGTCGAAGAGGTCACCTAGAGAGGGAACAGAACGGGCTATAGCTAGGGCTGTAGCGGCGTTGTCCCGTTGGGTGATGTCATCCATTCGCACAATGATTTCAGCGTCCCCGTTCTCCTTGAGGGAGGCGGCGATAGTTAGCACGTTTGTAATTATCTGCTTTATAACGATTTGGCGTGCGCTAAGTTTCCTAAAAGTTGGCGTACCTGCGGCGACCGCTGTCGTTCTGGTTCCCGATTCTGGCTCTGACAAGAAATGAAGCGGGAATCCCGCTCCGGCGGCGATCATCTTTTTTATAGCAAGTCCGTCTACGTTGGCATCGAAGCTGTCTAGGTTGGCTGATAAGATGCCCCAAGATTCTGATTCATCCGTTACCAGCACTGAGCCTGAAGATGGGGGATTTTTTCTTATTTCTCTTTCTCGTTCCAATCTCTCGGTCGCACCTTTGAATTTTCCACGCAAGACGTACATAAAGGCGGTTCTATAGCGATTTAGTAAGGCTCTATTTTCAAGCCATTTAGAGTAGGTGTTTAACCATGAGATAATCGGCGTGAAATCGCTTTCTCCAAAACTAGCGGCGGCGGGTTTGTTTATGGCGTAGTGAAGCATGAAAAGGGATTGTTCGCCTTTTTCATAGGCGGGGTAAAACTCTTTATTTTTATCTATTCCATAGATATATTTTATTTCCTGAGCAACATCGTTTTGTTTTGTGGCAATTTCTTTGATTTGTTCAGATGGAACGGGGCGAATAAAGAGATTTTTTTCTTTGTCTAGTGTACATAATAAAAACAGATCGCCTGTAATAGAAAGTTCATTCGACCATTGCGGTATTTGCTCGTCCAGTTTGTTTAGGTGATGTCCCCAAAAAGCAAGCAGTTCTTTTTTTGCGCTATCTTTTGCTGTAAAAGAGATTCCTTTTCCAATTACAAAGGATGTTGTCAGTTCAACGATGCGGCGTGCCAAGGGGTTGACTCGCCAAAGTTTCAAAGCTTCTACAATGATATCTTTTCGTTCATATTCGAATCGTGTGCGAAAGTTCTTCCCGTAGTTTCGCCCGAAAGTTTCGTCCGTTTCTACGATAGACGATAGCCCGAGAATTTTTTGCTCGAGTTTATCTAGTTCCGGTTGAATAAATCTTGAATGAAAAAAGTTTCTAAACATAAGTTGTCCTTAACAATCAATGAATGAGGTGTTTGATTGTGAACGTTCTCTTGTTACGCACTGGATACCTGAGCCACTATGACTTAGATATCCTGCTAGGCTTCTTGCGAATTGATCTAGTGTTGGGCGAAAAACTAGAGTTGAAACACTTCTGATAAATGCCCAAAAATATACCCAGTTAAATCCGGGGGTGAAATGCTCGAGACCTTGTAACGCTTTCTTTTTAGATAATAATTGTTCCAAGTTACTGATTCCATCAAAGCAAATCATGAAGTAAACAGGTTTAGCTTCTTTTACTTCTGTTGGTTTTCTGTGTCCAAACTTTGTGCAATGGTTAGGGCTTCCTGTGCGAAATCGTTTATCTACCCAACGAAATACAGTATCGCCGCTTGCTCCTGTGAATGGTGCAAGGTACTTACTCCTGCTCATTTGTTCCTTCTTTTGTTTTCTCTGCGCTGGACGCGCCTATCTTTAATTGTTTGTCCGTCTCCGCAATTGCTAGCTTTACGGCGGCTTCTACCTCAGGGGCAATGAATTTGTTGTACAGGTAATTTCTAATCATTCTGTAAACTCCGTTTTTATGACGGTTGTTTTCGATCCGATGTACCAGCTTAGTTCATCTAACTTTGCTACGAGCGCATCGGCGAGCAAGTAATCATCGTGGATAAGTAGCCCGTTTTCATCGCGGGCGGTTTCTGGTACTGACCAGCTAAGTAATTTGGCTGGGCCCGGTTTTATCTCTGAAACGCAAGCTATGTATTGCTTGCGTGCTCCGGCGTGGTCTGTGGCATCGTGAAAGCGTCCGGTCTCGATGATGGATAGGAACGCCCAGCCTATTTCACTTTTGCTTTTGCTTGAGAACTTGACGGGAATGATTTTGCCCGGCAAGGCTTTGTCTAGCATCGCCCAAAGTCCCTCACCAACTCCGGTAGCGTCCATGACCATGTAAAGCATGTTCCAGTTATTGGCGAGGGATTTCAGCTTGCCGAAGATGGCGAGGTGGTTTTGTCCTGTCCAAGCCTGCCGATGGACTACGGTATAGCTTGGCACGCTTTGAATCTCAATTGTTGAAAGGTCTATCTCGACAATTGAAAGCGTGACTGAATCTCTGCCTGCGTTTGAAAGTTCTGCGCCGGGGTCGTTCATTACGGCTTCGTCTTGTCCGGCTACATCCACGAGAAAGGCGTAGATGCTCCCCGCTTGCGGGGTGTCGTGCTTTTTGTCTTGCGTGGCGATCAACGCCATTCTTCGGGCGTTGAACATTCCTGCTTGTGCATCAATTAGTTCGTTGAAGTACTGTGTCTTGACTAGCGGGTTTTGGCGACCTAGTTTTTTTATTACATTTGCTACGTGTTTTCCGTACCATGGCACTGATTTTTTTACATCGTTTGCGTCAATTACAAAGACTCGCTTTCTGCCGTCTGCTTCTTCTGCTTCAAGAGCGTGTTTTTTTTCTTGCTCAAGCAGGGTTTGCGTTGTCCAAACCGTTCCCGCAAATATGCGAGTGGCATTTGTACTTGCAAGCATAGGCTCAAATTCTTTGTAATATTTGCTTGCGATAACGTCCTGTGCTTCGTTCACGAAAATAGCCAGTGAAGCTGTCGCACCGACTACGGCGGCTTTTCCATCACCGGAGAGAAATGCACATCGAGCATGACCAAGTAGGCGCATGTATGCCCCTTTTTTTCTCCACTTGCCACGTGTCCACGGGTGACGGTTGAGGGCGGCGTCAAAGCGCAGAAGAGCGGTTTCTGTTTGTGGCTTGTAGGTAGGATTGACTACCACCATTGCCGCAGGAACTACTGAGTACAAATCCAGCAAGTAGAGCTGTAGGTTTAGTAGAAATTCGTCTTTGCCCGATTGTCTGGGGAAGATAATTACTATCGTGTCGCCGCGATGGTGTACAATCGACTCTATGATGGCTTGTAAAGGCGCATCTTGGTATGGACGGAAGGCTATTCCTGTTCCGTATAGTGTGTAGTCTCCGGGGGATTTACAAATCTTCCTGACTCGTTTCGTCCGTGAATTCTGCGTAAGTGAAATAGTCGTAGACATTCATATCCAAGCGCGCTAGGCGTTTTCCTTCTTCAACATCTCTCTCGAACTCGGTCATGTCTCCTACAAGTAGGGCATGAGTGCGAATATAAGTTAGTAAGCGGGTCATGGTGGTGTCGAGTACGTATATCGTTTTGATTAGATCTTCGCTTGGTAATCCTGTGGATTTGTAGCTAAGTCCGTTTTTTTCTATAGATAAAGCAAGACGAGCGGCTACGGTTTTTAGGTATCCAATTTCGCCTTCGATGTTTGTTACTGGTAGATTGCGGATGCGTGTCTTTTCGTTTTTGTGTATACGGTTTGCCCAAAGTCCATGTTGAAGAGCGTTTTTGTTGCCGGGTTGCCCTCCACGCTTACGTTTTGTTTTTGGCACATCAGCTCACTTTGTCCAGTATGACTACAATTAGGTTTACGATGGTCAAAGCTCCCCCACCGATGGATATTTTTACGAGCATGTTTATTTCCGACATGAATCGGAGGAGGTCTTTTATATCTGCTTCGACATTTATCACGCGTTGCTCCAGTAGTTCTATTCTTACTTGGAGTCGGGCAATGTCTGTATCTTGTGTGAGTTCTGTCATGATTATCCTACAGGCTAGAGACGGTCGCTTAAAGCAAACCGGCTAGAGTCATTGCGTCCGACTCTAGCCTATTCTGATATTAGCACAGATTATCTCTTTTAACAAGAATCAAAAAGCCCCCATATATTGGGGGCTTTGAGCTGGTGAACGGCTGTATATGGTGGTCAATTTGGTGTGCGGTATCTCCGCTTCGCCTTCGTTTACTGCCTCCTGAAACTCATTCCAGTTTTTCCAGCCTTTGGCTTTCGCTCTGGCGTTGGAGGCTTGGTATCTGATTGCGCCTTTGCTCCGTTGGTAAATTCCCATTTTCTTTTGAGCGTCTTTGTTTGGGATGATTCCATGTTTGACGAAATTAGATATGTAGACGTGGTGTTTTATCCCTAACTTTTCCGCAAGCAGTCGGTAACTCCCTGCGGCTCTGCGCTCGCAATTTAGTCGAATACGTGCCGATAATAGCGAATCGTTCCTGCGTTGCTTAGATGTGCTGTTATTTTCCATACCAAGGCATCCGGTGGTTATTCGTCAAGTGTTTAGAGATTCGGTTGTCCAGCTTTCACGATAATTTTTCCGCTTGGGAGTATTGACAAGGAGACTGCGATGACTGTAGGCTGTGCGTTCTCTTTATCTTCGTATCCAGTCCCGTCACATTCTTGGCATTCTACTAAGGCTCCGCAACAATCGCATTCTAGCCAGCCTTCTCCTTCGCAGTATTCACATTTTTTCTTTTCCATGTCGTTCTCCTATTTTAGTTTTTATGGGGTGCGGGGTGTCCCCGCCGTGCTTGCTCTTTCGTGCCGACTTAATCAAGGAAGTCTGCGTATTTATCGTTTGTGTAACGGGACCGCGCTTTTGTTTTGCTCTTTGGTGCTTTGCGTCTGTGTTTTATTCTCCAAATAGCGAGGGGTAAATCTACGTCCGCTTGAACGTGGGCTTTGATGTAGTCTGTTGTTAGATCCATGGAGGCGATTTCTGATAGAGCCGGTTCTTCGATCCCAAGTTCTGTACATATCTTTTTTATCGAATCATGTTTTTCATGATTCGAGTTTTCTCTAGTAGTAGTAGTTAAATCTATTATCTCTTTATTATTAGAGTCTATATAACTACTAACTACTAGGGACATGGAATCATGCTCATCATGATTCGAGCCATCAACCTGTGGATAACCTGTGGATAACTTTTGATAATCTGTGGATAAAATCAATTGCTGGTCTGTGGCAATTATCCACCCACGCGGTGATTTTAGCATCCAGCCTGTTTCTGTGAGATAAGCTAGTGCTTCTGTCACGGCGGCGTTGGCGTATCCGCTCATCATCTTGTACCACTTCGCTTTGTGAGGCTGTGGGTCTATGATTCCAAGACACAGGACTGATAGCGCGCATCCTTTTAGTTCTCTGATTGTTTGTGCTGTGAGTGTTTGCATCTTAGTATCCTTTATCTTCGGGGAACAAGTTCAGGTTTTTGGTGACATTGTGAATGACGTTGCTTTCGTCCCATTCTTTCAGGTCTTTATCTACATCGGCTTCGAGACTCTTAGCGTCAATCAGGGCTGGTTGTGTCCGGTATTGAAAGAAGTGGTTTTGGGCGGCACGCATATTTTTTACTAGTTGCCTAAATTGATTTGGTGTCAGCATGTTTTTCCTTTGCGGAGGGCAGGAGCCAAGGTCTGCCCTCCGTCTTTGAGTGGTTTTGTCACATAGCGGTCTGTGACGATTTAGTATCTTTGTACTTCTTGCTTGGTTGCTCTGACGTGCCGGCAGTAATCAGATTCGCATCGTTTACAATAGTATTTCAACTTTCCCAGTGAACGATATACGTTCACTGTTGCGTCTCGTTTACCGTCTGACACAGTAAAGTCTGTTCCGTTTCTTACGGTGGTTCTTCCACGTGTCACTTGTAGGGTCATGTTCTTTCTCCTGTTATCCACCTTCCCATTGGGAGGTGGAGTCGTTGTAGTAGTAACCTGCGTCTGCTTCTGCGAGTTGGCGTTCCTTCGCTAATCTGCGTGACCGCCGCTTGCGGCAACGGTCTGAGCAGGTGATTGTTCCAGGGATGCGGCTCTTTTTTGTTTCTCCGCATTCCGAGCAGGTGTATTCGAGCATAGGGCGGGTGTCTCTGTCGAAGAGACTATCTTTTTTGTTGGTAAAACCCGCCGTCTTTTCCGCCGTCTTGGGACTCGTGCAAATCGGTATTGTTGGCTTCGAAGTCGGTATCTTTTTCTTTGATGGAGTCCTCATCGGGAAAGGATGGGGCGGTGGTGTCCGCCGCATTCTCCTTTGTTACATTTGCATTTTCGCCGAACAACTCTTTTACAGACGCAAGTAATCCAACATCATCGCTTGTCTTGCTTCTATCTTTTGCGTATTGC